TTATTAGTGATGGTTCTAATCACGCTGTAGAATTGAATACTGTTGGTGATGGTACAATGGATTGGGATAATACATTAGAAGGTTATGTGGTTGGAGTTTCAGCTTCGCCAGCTTCTACAAGTTCAACAGGAAATGAAGCGATATACGTAAACGTGGGTTCTGGTACATTAACTATTAATGTTGGAGCTGGATATACTATACCATCAATTAGAACTGCTGGGGCGACTGTAAATGTGGTTGCGGGGCAAGTTACAACAACAATAACTGTAACAGATATTTCAACTGGATTGGCAGTTAATGCAGCTAGAGTGGCTGTCGGAGCTTTTTCTGGTGGTTCAGAGAATTATCGAGAAAGTGTGACAATCACCAATGCGGCTACAACAGCAACAGTAACACATACAGCACATGGTTTAACAACTGGTGATAAAGTTAATATAATAGGTGCTACCTTAGATGAATATAACGGAATTAAAACGATTACGGTCACAACGGTAAATGCTTATACATACACAACATCTGGTAGTCCAACATCTCCAGCAGTTGGGACAATCACATCTACCACTATATTTGTAGATGGGGTTACTAACGCTTCTGGTGTGATAACAGATACTAGGTCAATAGCTTCGTCTCAACCCATTAGAGGTAGGGTAAGAAGAGCAACAACGGGTGATTTATATAAAACGTCACCAATAAGTGCTACAATAGATAATATATCAGGGTTGAACCTAAATGTTCAAATGATTCCTGATGAGTAAAAAATTAAAAAATTATGGAAGATAAAAATATGGAACATTTAATTAAATCAGAACATATCGAAGATGATATCAAAGATGATTTATTATTGGATATTGAAGAATTAAGGTATAAGCATATCGTACTTAGAAATTTACAAAAAACTGCAATATTAGCGATTGAAAAATTAGAAGTTAAAGAAGTCGATTTAACAAACGAGATTATTAAGTTAAAGGAATCTATAACATCCTTAACTGAAACTAATATCATTAACCAAAAGTTAATGATTGGTGCATTAACTAACAATAATGATATGAAAGAAGATTATAGGAATAGAATACAAAATTTAGAACAAGAATTATTAAAATTCAAACAATAATAAAAAGTAAATGGCAATAACAATAACTTGGTCAACTAGAGTAATTAATATTCCTAAAGCTGATTTAACTCTAAAGCAAACAACACCGATTGAAATTAGAGAATTAAATATCAACGATTTTAGGTTAACATTAAAGGCTTTAGAAGATAATGAAGATGGAATAGCGTACCCTAATACCCATGTACATAATACTGAGGTATTATTGGGTGGTATTGTATATGCTAGAGTTATTGAAATTATTAATGGTTATACCATGACATTTGAAGATGGTCAATATGCTGTTAATTTAATTGGGGCAAATAGTAATCTTGGTGATGTGGTTAATTTAAATCAAGTTTCTATTCGTTCAGCGAATGCTGCTGGTCTTATTTCCAATCAAGCGATTGAATTTTCTTCATATAACGGTGGGGTAACACTAGATTTTATTAACGGAACGAATGGAACTGTTTTCCCTAGAGGTACACCGCAATTACCTGTTAATAACGTACCTGATGCCGTATTGATTGCCGAGTTAAGGGGGTTTAATACAATTTACGTAAGGGGTGATTATACTTTTGATACTGGAGATAATTTAGAGGGTTATATTATTATTGGTCAATCAGCAGAAAAAACTTTTCTAACGTTTAATACGGGTGCATTAATAAGTGAAATTAATTTATTCAACGCAACAATTACTGGTGTATTCGATAATTCAGCCAACTTTAATGATTCACATATCATCGATGTCGAGACCGTTGAGGGGACGTTTCAACGTTGTATATTAGAGGGTATAATTACTTTAGGTAGTCTTAGTGGTCTTACGTCATTCATAGATTGTAATGATGGGTTGGTTCTTGATGGGAATTCACCTGCAATTGATTTTAATGGTGGTGGAAATAGTTTAGCTATCAGAAATTATTCTGGTGATATCCATTTAAGAAATAAAAGTGGTCTTGAAAATGTTGAGATTAATATTGCCACTGGTGGGCATATTACGCTAGAGAATACGATTACTGGCGGTAATATTAGAATTACTGGGATAGCCGAAGTAACGGACAATTCAACAGGTACTACTTTGGTAGATGTGACACATGTAATTTTTCCTGACCAATTACAATTAGCAGCATTCAATGGTCATATCACCCTAAATACCAATAGTAGCGAAAGTGGTACTAAATTCCCCCTTGGAACGATTCAGCACCCAGTTAATAATATAGTTGATGCATTAACAATATTAAATACTCGTGGGTTACATGAAATATTATTTGAAGGTACGCTATCTCTTACAGATATAGATGTCTCTGATATAACATTAATTGGTGAAAATAATTTAAATAGCTTTGTATTGTTTGTATCAGGTAATACTACCAATAGGACCACCATTAAAAATACCATAGTATCTGGTGAGTTTGGTGGTTATTTATTTATTGACGGTTGTGCCTTGCAAAACATATCGAATGTTGGTTCTACAGTTTTCCCAACAATATTTAGGGATTGTATAGTTAGGGGTGATGTGGGCGTTACACCAGCGATTCAATTAAATAACATTGTTGGTGGTCAAAATATACATCTCATTAATTGTGTTAGTGGTGTACCAGGTCAGGGTACTGTGACATTGGATGTTAACAATTCAGATATACCAATAGCATTTAGAAAATATGGTGGTGGTGTTAAATTGATAAATATTACGGGGGCACAAGATAACACATTTGAATTCGACCAAGGGCAAATCGTGATAGATAGTTCTTGTACTAGTGGTAAAGTTAGGTTAGGTGGTATTTATAAATTAACTGATAATGGAGCCCTAACAATAGAAGAAAGAAATAAAAGTATCTCGGATGCAGTTTGGGATGAAAACGTTATAAGTGGTCACACTACTACAGATTCAGCTGGGAAAGTATTATCTGATATCACATCAAAAAGTGATGATATTCAACATTCAGTTAATGTTAATTCTGAATTATTAAAACTCAAACCAAATAACCCATAATTATTTCATATTTATATAAGTGAGGTTATTCACCGTATAAGTCAGTTGGTTTTTTACAAGTATCTTTAATTATTTTCTCAACAAAGCCGAACATTTTTAATCCATGTTCTTCACAATAATCTTTTAATATTTTGTGAGTTGTAGGAGTTATTTTTAAGTTTTTAGACCGCTTCATAAGGCTTTTCTATATAAGTATGACAAAAGTATGACAAAAAACCTACTAATTATGATGTATTACATACATCATAAAAACTTTTGGTAAAAAATTACATATTTATTTAGAAATAAGTAATTACAACAAAAAAAATAAAAATAATTTAAATGAGTTCTAACAATAGAGTATTCGTAAGCCCAGGAGTTTATACTTCAGAAAAAGATTTATCATTCGTAACACGTCAAGTTGGTGTAACAACATTGGGGTTAGTTGGTGAGACCACAAAAGGTCCAGCTTTCCAACCAATATTTGTTTCTGACTTTAACGAGTTCAAATCATTCTTTGGTGGGTTAAACGCAACAAAAGTTACCGACACTGGTTACCCAAAATATGAATTGCCATATATAGCAAAATCATATTTTACAAAATCAAATCAACTTTATGTAACAAGAGTTTTAGGTTTTTCAGGATATGATGCTGGACAATCTTGGGCTATAACAGCCGATAATAACCAAGTAATAGCACTTTTAAGAAGTAGAGCTTCTTATGACGCTTCTGAAAACCTAATTTGGGGTACAAGTGATTTATCAATTGACCCAACTTTAACTGGTTCAACAACTGACGCTAAAGCAGATTTCACTCTTAGTGGTTCTGGGTTTTCTTATACAGTTTCACTTGATTCTACAAAGAAAAGTTTCATTACTAGAGTATTAGGAACTAAAGCTGATGTTGGTCAAGCCCCTATTTATGTTGAAGAAATTTATTCTAATATGTTAGAAGAATTAATCACTAATGTAGAAATAACTGGATTAAGTACAACTTTGGTTGATAATGGAACTACATTTTCTGATTACAAAACTGAATATTTACCAGCTGTTACACCATGGGTTATCTCAGAGGTTAATGGTGAGGTTATTAAAAAATTATTTAGATTAATTACAATTTCTGATGGTACTTCTGCAAATTCAGAAGTTAAAATTTCTATCGAAAATATTAAACCTGACGCTAGAGAATTCGATGTTAGAGTTAGAGCATTTTACGATACTGACGCAAATCCAATTACATTAGAAAGATATTCTAGATGTACTATGGACCCAACTTCTGATAATTTTATTGGTAGAAGAATCGGTACGTTAGATGGTTTTTACGCATCTAATTCAAATTACGTATTACTTGAATTGGATATTGATGAAGATACATCAACTTCATTTCCAGCTGGTTTCACAGGTTTACCTGCAAGGGTTTACAGTGGTGGTGAATTAGCACCTTCAATTAACTATAATACCGAATACTTACCTTACTCTAAAATTAGAAAAATCTATTTAGGTTTATCTGATACTGTAGGTATTGACCAAAATTTCTTTAACTACTTAGGTACTGATATTACGGTAACAAGTGGTATGACTAATGGATTCCATATGGATATCGATGCGAGTGGATTGACAGTCAATGGTTCTATATTAGACGCTGGTCTTTATCCATTTAAAACTGACGATGATTTAGATTTAACTGGCACTACTTATAATAAAATTTATTCAAGAAAATTCACGATGGCACCTTACGGTGGTTTTGATGGATGGGATATATATAGAGATGGTAGAACTAATACCGACACTTACGCTAAAGGTCAAACTAAAAGTGATTTAGCTGAATCTAGTGGTGCGATTGATATAAAAATAACAAGTACTGGTGACGAAGGAACTACTTCTGATTACTATGCTTATTTTGAAGCAATTAACACTTTCAATAACCCTGAAGCAATTAACATTAATGTATTAGCAACACCAGGTATTGATACTTTAAATAATACAAATTTAGTTGACGCTACTATTGAAATGGTAGAAGAAAAAAGATGTGATTCAATATATATTGCAACAACACCAGATTATGAAAATGAAGCGGTGATTGAGGTTGATGATTTAGTTAATAGATTAGATAACACAGGAATAGATAGTAACTATACTGCAACATACTGGCCTTGGATACAAGTAAAAGATAGTGATAATGAAGTATTAGTTTACTTACCACCAACTAGAGATGTTGTTAGAAACATTGCATTAACTGATAATGTATCATTCCCATGGTTTGCTGTGGCGGGTGTTCAAAGAGGTGTTGTAAGTGGTATCAAAGCAAGAAAAAAATTAACTTTAGATGAAAGAGATACATTGTATGAGGGTAGAATTAACCCAATCGCAACGTTTGCTTCTGAAGGTTTAATTATATTTGGTAATAAAAACTTACAAGTTAAAGAAACTGCATTAAACAGACTTAACGTTAGAAGATTATTATTACAAGCTAGAAAATTAATTTCTGCTGTATCAATAAGATTATTATTTGAACAAAATGATGAGGTAGTAAGAAATCAATTCAAGTCATTGGTTAACCCAATTCTTGAAAACATTAGAAGTGAAAGAGGTCTTACAGATTTCCGTGTGGAAGTTGATACTTCACCAGAATCAATTGATAGAGGTGAGTTAAATGGTAGAATTTTCATCAAACCAACTAGAGCTTTAGAGTTCATAACTGTTGAATTTGTTGTAATGAATACTGGTGCTTCTTTTGAAGACGTATAAAAAAAATATAATATGTAAGGGAAAATAAATCTTTCCTTACATATTTATTATTAAATAAACAATTTAAAAATTAAAACAAAAATATTATGAGTGATTTACTAATGAAAATGCCAGTACCTTATGAGCCAAAGAAAAAGAATAGATGGTTAATGAGATTTCCAGCTGAATTAGGTATTCAACAATGGTGGTTATCTAGCGCATCACGTCCTTCAATTACGCAAGGCGAAGTTGAAATACCATTCTTAAACACATCAACGTGGGTTATTGGTAGATTTACATGGGAAACTATTGAAGTAGTGTTTAGAGACGCTATTGGACCATCTACATCTCAAGCTATTATGGAATGGGTTAGATTACAATCTGAATCTGTAACAGGTAGACAAGGTTATGCTGCTGGATATAAAAAAGATGTTGAAATAGAAATGTTAGACCCAACTGGAGTTGTTGTTGAGAAATGGCAATTACAAGGGACTATGTTAACCAACGTTGGATTTGGTGATTTATCAATGGAAGATGATGGGATAGCTGAAGTTAACGCAACATTAAGATTTGATAGAGCAATTTTATTATTCTAAATAATTATAAAAATTAAATAAAGATAAATGGAGATACAAAATATTTTAGGAATAGCATGTATAGCACTAGTACTTGGGGTTATAATTTATAAAAGGGTCACTAGAGGTGAAACTTTAAAAGATATATATGAAGATATTGATAATCAAGAAATTGAAGAACAAGAAAAATTAAAATAAACGGTTTAGGACCGATTATAGTCTAACGGCTATTAAAACCACTTAAGTTTCGCTACTAAAGTGGTTTTTTTTATTTAATAAACTATTTATAATTATGAAGATACCAATAATTAAATACAACGACAACTTTTTAAAAAACCTTAGCATTTTTATGTCAATAGGTGGAATTACATTATTCCCATTTATAATCTTACGTGAGAAGTATAAAAATAACCCAAAAAATATAATTAGACATGAAAGTATTCATATAAAACAACAAATTGAAATGTTGGTAATACCATTTTATGTTTTTTATACATTAGAGTGGTTTATTAAATTATTTATATTTGGTACTAAAGCATATCAAAACCTTTCTTTTGAAAGAGAGGCTAAAACAAATGAAGGAAACCCAGATTATCTTAAAACTAGAAAATTCTGGGCATGGGTTAAATATTTATAAAAGTTATGAGAAGACAAGATAAAAAAACGGCTATGGTGGAAGCTAATAAGCGTTTTCAAGAAAGGGTTAATGCCGAAGACCCAACGATTCAGGAGAAAAAAATAGAGTATACATATGTTCCAGACATATTTCCTGAATTATCTAGAATGTTAAAATAATGAGAAGGTACGATAAAAAAATACACATGAAGAAGGTAAACCTTCTTTTTGAACAAAGATATTTAAATGAAACAATTAGTGCTAGTGACGCTCACACTGATTGGGGTGCCATGATGTCCGTTTTAAAAGGGGATAGAAATGTGGCATTTCTTCTTGGCCCATTTATTGAAAAATGGTTCAATAAATACATTAAAGATAATAGTAGTGTTGATTTGATGGTTGTTAAGCGAGATGGTAATGGTATTTATGGTGATGCCTATATATTATACAGTGATTTAGAAAAAGCAAAACACTTACATAGTATCACATCAAAACATGGTGGTTATTTAGCAGATTATTCACCAGAAGAAGCTATTGAAAATGGGGAAGCGTTAGAATATAATGATAATGATATCAAAACTTTTGTTGATGACCATTATGGGTTTGAAGCTTATGATAAAGTAAAAAACAATGAGAAGACAAGATAAAAAAATTGCAATGAAAAAAGCTAATATGCTTTTTGAACAAAGATGTAATGAAAGTGCATTTAGTTGGGATGGGAAGTATGCCAATGAAGAAGATATTGATGAAGCGATGTTTTTAGGTGATGATATGGAAACTATTGAGGAAACTGAAGAAATTGAAGAAGATTGTGGGTGTCTATTAAATCAACCAGAACCAACTGATGTTGAAAGTAGTCAATGGTTTTCTGATGAAGATGGTGAAAGAATCACCGATATGGAATTAGATTAGTAAAAAAAAACTTTACTTTAAGTATTTATAGTATATAATATATTTAAACAAGTTTTTTAAAATGGAAAATAAACCACAAGTATTTCCAGCATCAGATAAAATGTCTGACGCTATGAAAGAGGCTAACGAAACGGGCACTAAAATTGCTGCCCAAGCCAGTAATGAAATAGGTGTTATCGAAAAGAATAAACCTAATGGTGAGTTAGATGCTCAAGCCCAAATGACTAAAGATAGTCTTGATAAGTTATCTGAACAGCTAAGATTAAGAGACGAATTAGTTGCTAAGAAAAAAGCAGAGTCTCAAGGTATTGAATCGGATTTTATCGATGAAAGTAAAGCTAAAATCACTTATTCACAACCCGAAGTTAAATCACACAAAAATTTTGAGTTACCTGATGAGGATAAATATGCCGAATTAAGTAGACCACAAGAAAACGTACCGTTTGACCTAATAAAATTGCCAAGTGAAGGGTTATTATACAAAAACTGTAAAAGTTCATTAAAAGTAGCTTATTTAAACGCTATGGATGAGAATATCATCACAAACCCAAACCTTTTAAAGTCAGGAAAATTTTTAGAAATTCTAATTAATAGAAAAATGTTAGATTCTTCAATTAAATATAAAGATTTACATGTTGGAGACAGGAATGCAATCATGATTTGGTTACGTGCTACTGGTTATGGTGCAATGTACAATATTAAATTATCAGACCCTGAAAATGAGTATAAACAATTTGATGCTGAAATAGATTTGTCTAAATTGGGTATTAAGTATTTAACTGAAAAACCTAATGAAGATGGTCACTTTACATATAAATTACCTATTAGTCAAAGTACAGTTACTTATAGATTATTAAATGTTGGTGATGTTGATGAGATTGAAGAGCATATTGAAAAAATGACTGAAGAATCTGGCCCCGAATTTAATGATGCATCAACATATACTTTGAAAAGGCAAATTATTGCAATTGATGGTAATTATGATAAAGAAATCGTTAGTGATTTCATTGATAAGAAAATGAGAATTGGTGACGTTAGGACTTTTAGAAAAAAAGTTAATGAAATTGAATCTGGCATTGATATGAATATCACTGTTCAGACTCCTGGGGGTGGGTCAATCGACACGTTTCTTCCCCTTAACCTATCATTTTTTTGGCCTGAACTTGGAGTATAAACGTCATTTACTTGAGGAAATCTATATTTGTAAAAAGCATTTAGGGTTTTCTTATGACGATGTAATGAAAATGCCGACTTACGAAAGAAGGTTCTTTATTATTACATTACAAAACGAACACTTAGATTCAGAAGAAAAACAATCTTCTGGTGCTAAAGTAGTTAAAACAGGTAAAAATAGCCAAACAAGGACATTTACACCAAGATAGAAAAAACCCCTAAATTTTAGGGGTTTTATTATTATTAGATATTTATATAAAAAGAATTTATTATGGTTGATATAACGAAAGCTTTTAGTATTCTCAATTCATTATTGATTGAAGCTCAGTTAAAGGATAGTTTTTCATCAATGGCTGATGGCAATATGGTTAGACTTGTTTTAAAGGATGGGTCTGAAAGGGCATTTGAGATAGTTGAAAATTTAGCTGGTAGGATTGTTATGGTGGATAAACAAAGTGAAATCTGGTATACTTTTACTAAAGATGCTATGGTAGATAGTATACTCACTTTACATGAATATGATAGTGATAAAAAAAGCTCTAAATTTGAAGGTAAAGAAGAGAAATTATCTGTAAAAGAATTTTTAACTGGTAAAAGTGGTGGTGATATTGAAGTAATTGATGTACATGACCCAGAAAATGTTCAAAGAATAGATGATATGAACTCTGAATTAAAGACTACAGGGGAAGGTGATGTTATTTATATTTCATCGGAAGAAAATAAAGGTAAAAATGTGGTTTTAGTGAATACTATCTTATTGAAGGTTGTTGGGGTTGAACCTAAACGGTTGACTTGTACGTTAGAAGATATTGAAACTGAAAGTGAAAGTGGTAATGCTAATAGTGGTAGAATGGATAAATTAGCTAATATTTTTAGAAATCGTAACATTTATTTAGATTTTAATGATTTAGTTAAATTTAAAAATAATGATTTAGTATTGAATCTGTATTCAAATAATAAATTATTACCAATAAATAATATAATAGCAATTGAGGTTCATAAAGGTGATGAAGATTTAGAAAGTGATGAAGAAAGAGAACTCACTAAAAAAGAGTTAATTGATAAGATTGAAGTTAGCCCTGAATTCTTACAGGCTATTGAAAAAACACCAAGTTTTTGGGATACATTAACAAACGCATCCCCTAAAGGTGTTAATCAAATTAATAAAATTTTAAATCAGAAATCAACCAGCGACTCTTACTTAACTAAAGGAAATGACGTTAGATTTAAATTATTAACGAATAGTGTTATTGTTAACGCTTCACATAAATTAATTAAAAATAATAAATTATACACTGGTAAAATTCAAAAAGGTAATATAATTAAAATTGGCACTAAAAAACAAGGTCATTGGGAATTAGAAATATTAAAAGAGTTAGAACCATCAATTTATAATGTAAAAATAAATTTTTGTAATAAAGACCTTAGTTGTAAACTATATGGTAAAGGTGCGATAAAAATAGTAAAGAATGGCTAAGAAAGACGATGACATTAATGCACATGTTGAGAAAGTTAAATTAATTCGTGAAGCTTCTAAAAGTTTAAGTGATTACAATAAACTTTTAAACGAAACTAAAGAATTACAATCTAATATAAATTTTATTACAGGGAAACGTACTGCTTTAAATGAAAAATTAGAAAAACAGGAGGCAATTTTACTTGCGATGAAAGCCAAGGGTAGTAAGGTTAGTCAAGGCGAAATTGATAAAAAAGAACGTTTAATTACTCATAAAAAAACTGAGATTGAACTTCTTGATGAGGATATTATTAAAGCTCAAAAAAGGTTAAATATTCATGAAGATGCTGTTAAAGAAGTTAAATTATTAGCGGTTACATTCAAAGACGTTGGTAAACAAGTTGGTAATTTAGGTAAGAAACTTGTTAAACAAAGTGGTTATTTATTAGACCAACAAAAAGCTGTTAAAGAAACCGAACTTTCAATGGGAGTTCTTTCTAACCAAGCTAATGGTTTTAGAAATAACATTTATAAATCTTCTATTACTACAACAGCTATTGGTGTTGGTACTGCTGATTTGGCTAAAATTCAAGGTAGATATAGTGATAATATAGGTAGGGGTGTTCAATTATCTGAAGAGCAATTAATTGCTATGGGTGAATTGGCTAAAGGTACTGTTTTAGGTGTTGAAGGTGCTGCTGAATTTGCAGCGGAAATGGATAGTTTTAATATTTCCGCTAAAGGTAGTGCTGATTTAGTTGAAGATATGTTACATACTTCACATAAAATGGGTGTTAGTAGTGGTAAAGTAATTAAAAATGTTCAGAAGAACATTAAATTACTTCACAAATACAATTTTAAAGGTGGTGTTAAGGGTTTAACAAAAATGGCGGCATTAGCTACTAAATTTAAGTTTGAAATGAGTTCTATTGCTAATTTCGCTGAAAATCTTATCACACCTGAAGGTGCTGTAGAAGCTGCGGCTAAATTACAAGTTTTAGGTGGTGCTTGGGCTCAACTAGGGGACCCCTTTGAATTAATGTATAGAAGTAGAAATGATATGGCTGGTTTAACCGAAGATATTATTAATGCTACTAAACAAACTGCAAAATTTAACGATGTCACAGGTGAGGTTTCTATCGACCCAATGGAGTTGCATAGGTTAAGGGAAGTTGCAAACGCCACTGGATTAGAATTTGAAAGTTTAGCTCAATCTGCTAAAATGGCCGCTAAATTCGCTAAAATAGAGGGTGGTATGTCAAGTATTTTTGATAAAGACGATAAAACATTTTTATCAGGTTTAGCTAATTGGGATGAAGATGATAAGGAATTTAAGGTTAAAATGCGAGTAGGTGATGAAATGGTTGAAGAAAGTGTTAATGCACTTAAAAAGATAACTCCTGAAATTGTTAAATCTCAAATGGAATATCAACAAACCCTTAAGAAAAATGCTGAACAATCGATGACCTTTGCTGAAAGATGGGAAGGTTTAGAAAATATGTTTAGGTCTGTATTATTACCAGGCTTTGAAGCATTTGCAAATGCTTTAGAAAATAGTATAGGGGACTTCCATAAATGGGCTATTGAAAGTGGAATCACTGATAAGTTAGTTGATTTTGGTAAATGGGTTGGTGAATTAGCTGGTACTATTGTTAAATTTATAGCTAATAACCCAATTACAAGTGCTCTAACTTTAGGTGCTGGGTATTTAGTTGGTAAAGCAGCTATGTGGATAGCTAATGGTAGACTATTAAGAACAGGGTTTAATTTAGGGGGACCTATGGGTGATATGTTTGGTAGTGGTAAAGATGCTGGAAAAGTGAAACCACCTTTTGGTCCACAGGAAAAACCTTTAACGCCAATGAGTCGTATGGATAAAATGAAAGGTAAAGGTTTTATGGGTGGTAAATACGCTATGGGGACTACAAGAGCGGTTGGTGCTGGAATCGGTTTAGGTGTTGCTGGAATGGGGTTAGATTACGGTAGAAGTAAAATGGATGACCCAAAGAGTGGTGCTGGTAAAGCTTTAGGAGTTGGAAGTATGGCTTTACAAGGTGCTGGATTAGGAATGATGTTTGGTCCTATTGGTGCTGGTGTAGGTGCTTTATTAGGTGGTTTATATGGGGCATATAAAGAATTTGGTGAAGCTGAAGAAGGTCTTAAGAGAACAACAACACAACAAGATTTTATTAGTAGACCAGGTGAGAGTGCAATACCATTTAGTTCAAATGATACATTGGTTGGTGCTAAAAAAGATGGTCCTATTGATAAGCTTTTAAATAAAGAAGCTAGATTAGGTGATAACTCAAATTTTGATTATTCTAAAGAATTATTAAATAATACTAAAAAAATTGGTTCTATTGAAGATAATTCAAATCAATATAGTGATGTTAAACCAGGTAAAAACTCTAATTCTGCTTATTCTAAAGAGCTATTAAATGCTTCACAAAAAAAGGAAAAAAGTAATAATGTAGTTGAAGTTAATAAATCTTCTAATGTTAGTGGTGGTAAGGTTTTAGTTGATTTTAAACAACCTTTAAAGGTTGAAGGTAAACTTGAATTAACTTCAAATGGTAATAACACTGAAATTGATTTAGATGACCCTATATTGATGAGAAACTTGAGTAGGGTAATTCAAGAACAATTGACTATATCTATTAATGGAGGTAAAGCTTCATCTAATCCAGTTTCATTTGCATAATAATATTTTAATTTATAAAAAAAAACATCTTGAAACCCTTATAAAATATAGATAATTGAAGAAAGTTTGAAAATAAATCACTTTTTACTTGTATTTTGTTTGAAAATTTTGTTTTTTTTATATATTAATAGATTATTATAATCTTTATATATATTATTATAATATAATTATAATACTAATATAGCGTTTTAAGAAAAGAAAAGTAAAAATCAATATTTATAATAAAAGAAAACTATGAGTAACGGAATAAATGATTTATCACCTGATATTAGGGATTTTTTATTAAATAGAAACTTAATTGTATCAGATAGTATTTCTGATAATGGTTTAAGTAGTGTTGCCGTTGGTTTAGGTTCACAAGCTAATATATCTTCAAATGAAAATTCAATTATAGCTTCTGAAAATTTAGAATTAAGTGCAATTGAATATAGAAAATCAGTAATTGGTAGGAATAGATATATTTCAACTGATGATATGGTTTCAGCTACAATAATTGATAATAGCTTTAGTTATGCTCAAACAAATGGTGGTTATATTGATGAAAATAAAGAATTAAATATTGGTGGAGCATCAACTCAAGCTTATGATGTGATTGATGGTTTAGCAACTGGTGGTGTTCTTAGCAATGGTGATATTAGAAGTAGTTTAGCTGGTAGGGTTTTAGGTGCAACTGGTGGTATTAATGACACACCTTTAGGAATTATTGGTGGTCAACAACTTTTATTGGCTTTTGGTCAAAAAGCGGCATTTAATGCACAAAGAGAATTATTAGGTAAGGTAAATCTGCAACCATTTAGTTTATTAAGAGGTGCTGATTTTATAAATCCAAATTATGATATTACTGTTAGTAGTACTAGTGGTGGTAGAGTATTTGATACTGTTTTAGATTTATCTGGTTTTAATTTACCATTATCTACAATTGATGAAGGTGGTTCAATATTTGAAAGTGATTCAGGTTTTAACCAAAGTAGTAAATTAAGAAATGAATCATTAATAAAAAACACTGGTAAAGGTCAAGTAATGCGTTTATTCGATGGAATTAATGCAAATCAATCTAAAATAGTTAAAACAAATAACCTTGGTGATGTTCCAACATTTAGGTATAAACCTGATTATGAAACAGATAATGGTAGTAAAGTTGGTATTGTTGACCCCGATAGTTACCCAGATAAGGGTAGTGATTTAACTGATATTACCAAGTATATTAGACCATTAGACACTAAACTTTTAGGTAATGTTTGGGAAATGGATTTTGTAACAACTACCAATGAAGATAAATCAATCATAGGTAAAACCAAAAGATTATTTGAGGCGCAACCAGCATACACTAAAGCTATGTTTGACGCACAAGGAACACCTTCTCTTGACATTTCACAAATAAACACTCTATCAGGTGGTAGATTATCAAAAGGCTCTGGTGTGCTCTCTGAGGGTTTTTTAAAACAAGGGGATAAAGATAATGTATTTTGTAGAACATGGACTGAAAGTAAAAGTTATAGTAATGTTGCTGATTTACAAAAAAATAAGGGATTATATAATTACAAAAATAAAATCAGAAATGATATAGAAGATTCTGTGTTAGGTGATAATGGGTTTGTTAAAATATCCCCATACAATGTCCCTCAAGGTGAATCAGAAAACGCTTACGATGCTAAGAAATTCATGTTTTCAATTGAAAATCTTGCTTGGAATGACAAAAGAGAAAATTTACCTAAATTTGAAATTGGTAATGGTGACCCCAAAACTGGGACTAAAGGTAGGGTTATGTGGTTCCCACCATATGATATTAAATTCACTGACACAACTACTGTTAATTGGGATTCCACAAACTTTGTTGGTAGAGGTGAACCGATTTATACCTACAATAACACTGAAAGAAGTGGTAACTTAGATTTCAAAGTAATAATTGATTATCCAGATTACATGAATGATTCAAAAATTACCACAGATGAATTAATGGCTAGTTTAGCTTCGGGGTGTTTAGATTATAATAAATATTTTTCAACTGAAGAATCTAGGATTTTAAATGAAGAAATTAATGCTAATGTTGAGTCCGATGATGAAATGCCAGTGTCACCAATTAATTTACCAGATAACTTTAATTTTTATTTCCCTAATGATGTCGCTTCATTAGGTGTAGTGGGTTATGAACAAACTGGCGGGGCGTTAACCAATCCAACTTTATCTGAGGGTTATACATCTGCTGTTGGCACACCTTCACTTAATACTACTAATTATGGGTTAAATGATGATTGGGATTATGCTGGGTTTACTGATATTTTAAAAGATGAGATGTCGGAAAATACTGGGATAAGAGTAAAACTAAAAGGTTATGCTAGTC